CCTGAGAAGCGTTACGCGATGCTCAAGACCATCTTGGAGCATCAGGGCATCTTGAACGTAGAAGAGTTCCTGACGCCACCAGAGCAGCTGCCACCACCTCAGCCTGATCCACAGCAACAGATGGAACAGCAGATGGCGATGAAGCAGCTTGAAATTCAAGAGCGTCAAGTCGCTGTGGCTGAAATGAAAGCTCAGACAGACGCACAACTAGCAGCTGCCAAGATCGAGATCGATCGGATGAAGGCACAAGCTAGCCATGCACTGCAATCAGACGGCATGGACCTCAAAGAAGCGCAGTTCCAGCATAAGGTTCGCATCGATGAAGGCGAGCTGGAAGTACTGCGTCAAGAAACAACTGACGTCCGTGGGATCGCAAGTCCCACGGGCTAATAACCCATTCCCAAGGAGAAAATAGATGGAAGACCAACAAATGAAGTTGGTCGAGCAGGGTATCGCAGCGGAAAAGCTACTCGCTGCGGACGCCTTTAACTCGACCGTAAACCAACTCGTTGATGCCACTTTCCAGGCGTTCGCTAACTCAAAACCAGAGGAAAGCGACGCCAGGGAAAGGGCATATCAACATTATCGCGCACTGGTCGATATCGTCGGGACACTACAACAGCGTGTCCAAGTGAAGACGGAAATCGAAGCCAGTGAAGCCGTAGATGACAACAATCAAGAGGAATAAAGGACCATCATGAACGACGTCCAAAATGAAACCCCTCCGCAGAAAGACTACACCCAGGAGCTGAACGACGGTAACTGGGAAGACGCCATCTTGGCGCGTTGGGAAGACGCTGAGAGGAAATCTCAGCCATCTGAAGACACACCAGAGGCAACTCCAGCCATCGATGAATTAGAAGAGACGACAGACGATGACCTGGAGCAATTTGAGGAAGAAACCACCGATGAAGATACTGACGATGATGAAAGCGACTCTGAAGAGGATGCTGATCAAGACACTGACGACGATGAAGAGGCTGATGAAGACGACGACAGCGATGCTGTTGAAGTTTCTGACGACCTTGAAATCGAAATCATGGTCGATGGTAAAGCACATCAGACATCAATTCGTGATCTCAAACGTCTTTACGGGATGGATAAAAGCCTTACTCGAAAGTCTCAAGAAGTTGCTGCACAGCGTAAAGAAGCTGAAGACGCAATATCAAAAAGCCAGGTTGTCTTTGATAAGCTGGTCCAACAAGCTCAAGAACGCTACGAGCCATATCAGAAAATCGATATGCTTGTGGCAGCCAAGGAAATGTCTACGGAAGACTTTGCTGCGCTTCGCAAAGAAGCTCAGGACGCCTACCAGAACCTGCAATTCCTAACCGAAGAAGCTGATAGCTACTACGGTGGACTGAAGGCACAACAAGCTGAGATGCAGAAAGCTGCAGCAGTAGAATGTGTGAAAGTCCTACAAGAGCAAATCCCCGATTGGAGCAATGCGCTTTACAATGACATCCGTCATTACGCGATTGCCCAGGGCTTACCCGAAAATGACGTGAACCAGTACGTCGATCCTGCAGTGATCACACTGATCAACAAGGCACGACTATACGATGAAGCAAAGAAGGTAAGCACAGTGAAGAAAAAGAAATCAGCAGCTAGCCAAAAGGTTCTTCGATCGAAGAAGGCACCGGCAAACCAGGCAGATCAAAAGCGATCCGCAGTGGACAAGCAGCTGGCGAAACTTCGCGCCAATGGTGGGAACGACATTGATGATATTGCTGACGTCTTCTTGAAACGCTGGGAAGCATAATCCCAACGAAAAAAGAAGGAATACAATACCATGAGTACATTTACCTCATACGAAAGTATCGGTCAGAAAGAAGATGTCTCGGACATTAAGTAATGGTGTCCTTTCGGAGCAATCCGTCAAAACAAACTGTGTGAACTCAGGGAACACCTAGACCAGGCAATCCTGAGCGAAGCCTCGAAAGAGGAACGTGCAACGACTATCCTATATGGAGTAGGGCTAAGTGGCCCGAAGCGCACAGCCCCAGCAAGTCTGGGAGATGATATAGTCTGCTCTAACAGGTTGAACTGTTAGCTGCCGAAAGGCGGTTTGAGATTAACGACCTCAAGCGAACAACCAAGCATTACCGATATTACACCCTTTGACACACCATTTTTCTCGATGATGAAATCGCAGAAAGTACATAACCGTGTGTATCAATACCAATCTGACTCGCTTCGCGCACCGGCCGCAAATGCCGCAGTTGAAGGTGCAGACGCAACAATCAATGCGTTGACCCCAACAACAATGCTCAGCGGGACGACCCAAATCCTCACAGAGGCTTTCCAGGTCGCCAATACGGCAGAAGTCACTTCGACATACGGACGTGCAAAAGAAACCGCATACGCCCTTGGTCGTGCGCTGAAAAGCATCAAGCGCGATCTAGAATTTGCTATGATCGGTGCCTCAAATGCACAGGTTGCTGGTAACAACTCAGCTACACCTGTAGCCCGTGAGATGGACAGCTGTGACCAGCTGATCGATGCTGCAACGACTGAAGCCGGTGGTTCAGCTGCACTTACCGAAACAATGCTGCTCAATTTGGGCCAGAAGTGTTTCAATGAAGGTGCAGACCCGACGATCTTCATGATCAAGCCAGCTGACGCAATCATTGTGTCAAACTTCACGGCAAGCGCAGGTCGTAACCGGACATTCAACGATGAGAACAAGACGCTCACAGCAGCGATTGACCTCTACGTTGGCCCCTTCGGAAGCTACAAAGTGGTGCTTAACCGCCACCAGATGACTGACCATGCGTTCCTGCTTGATCCGTCAATGTGGCGTTCTGCCGTCCTGCGTCCATTTAGCCGCTCACTGTTGGCTAAGACAGGCGACTCCGAGAAGCATTTCATCGTCGGAGAATACGGATTGATGCACATGAATCAGAAGGGTTCAGGCATGATTAACGCTATTACCTAAGCGTTAACGACCCAATTGGAGTGAGGGGAGCAACGGCTCGGTTTGCTCTCCTTACGAGCCGCCCCTCACGTCCAATCCAAAATACCAAAATCTCAAGGAGAAAATCTTGACCAAACAAGACACAAATCTTGTCGGCACGAAAGTCGACTTTGGTGAACACGCAGATGGCTTATTCATCAAGAAATCCCAGGAAATCTCGCAGTCTTTCTTAGACAGCCTCAAGGAACACCGGAACAACAGCCTCGGCCAGCGTGAAGGTGAGTTCATGAAGGTGGCCTCGATACCCGTTGTGGTGGCTGAGAAATGGAAAAAAGAAGGCTTCGACATCATGGACCCAAACACTGACATCAAAGAGGTCCTGCGGCGTCTACACGCTGAAAACCTCGATGCTTTCATTACAACAGACAAGGCGGTTTAGATGAGTGGAAAACCAGGACTGTACACCAACATCCACAAGAAAAGAGCCAGAATTGCTGCTGGTTCGGGTGAAAGGATGCGATCGCCGGGTTCTAAGAACGCGCCGACAGCAGCTAACTTTCGCAAGGCGGCAAAGACGCAGAAGAAGCCTAGAGCTAAAGCGTAGAGGATTACGACAATGAATTACGGCGATATCAAAACTCACTTCGAGGCTCTACTTAATCGAAGTGACATCACACCCACTTTAACGACTAACTTTATCGACCAGGGCATCGCTCGTATTCAGCGTCAACTCAGGACGCCTCTCAATGAAAATATCGTTACTTATACGATTACGACGCAAACACCCTCAGTCACGGTTCCTAACGATTTCTTGGAAATCATCTCACTGTATTTCGGTGGATCAGAGTTAAACCGGATACCGGTTGCTAAGTTTCGACCTTTGGCAAATAACCCGGTAACCGGCAATCCAACGGTTTTCAACAGACAGCAGCAGGACCTACAGCTTTGGCCCCAGCCAACCAGCGGGACATTGACGCTCTACTACTACGGTGAATTTGCGCCAATGGTTCTTAATACAGACGAGAACGCACTCGCAGCCGTCGCATCTGATCTCATCATTTACGCAGCTCTTACATACGCTGCTGATTACTACCTCGATGAACGAGGTCAGTTGTTCGAAGACAAATACAATCAATTCTTAGCTGAACTCCAGCAACAAGGCGACGACCAGGAGTTGAATGGTGGCACTCAGTCTATCCAGCCAGCTTATTCATACGCTGACATAACTAATTAGAGGCTAATATGGCATCAAGCAGCTTTTACAAGAATACAGGGACATCATCCCAGCTACAGACCACAGCTGCTAGCTCAGCCGCAGCTGCCGCAGCATCTCAGGCCGCAGCCCTGGCTTCAGAAAACGCTGCGTCCACTTCAGAAACCAATGCCGCCGCTAGCGCAGCCGCAGCCCTAGTCTCTAGGAACGCAGCAGCCAATAGCGCAGCCAATGCAGCCTCAGACGCATCAGCAGCCTCGATTTCTGCCACAGCCTCGCAAACAGCAGCGACTTCATCTTCTGCAAATGCAGCTTTGACATCTGCCGATGCCACACAGACTGCTGCCGACCGTATCCAAACTGGCCTCGACCGGATAG